TTTTAATACCGTCTTGAATGTCTGTAAATTGTTTTGTTACTGTTTTCATATTTGTTTCCTCTCTCATTGAATATACCTTATTATAACAAAAAAAGAGGGGTTTGTCAACCCCTCTAAAAATTCCTAGTAAAAACAATGACTTACCTCATCATATATTACATCACCAAATGGCAAGTTGCCGAATCACTAGGAAGTGATTCGCATGACTGTGATGATGAGGTTGAGAGGTGTGTCATGCGAACCAAACTCTTAATCTATGTACTCTGAACCTTGATAGCTCATTCTAATAACAGCGAAAAACATTATAATTATTCCACTAAAAGATATTAGAAATCCTTGCCATAGGGGTAAAGTTCCCTCTATACCAGCAACTCCTAATACTGTTGCACATAAACCAATAAAAAATATAATCATAATTTAACCTCATTTGTAATTATCGAATCAATATAACTATTGTACAATAAAAAAAGGGGTCTGTCAACCCCTTTTTCTAATTTTCTTTATGAAAATATAAGTACAAACAATACCTAGAATAATTAGATATTCATTAAATGCATCTTCTCCAATGTCCACACCAAAAGTTGAGATAATGGCAATCACCATTACGGTGAACAACCAAGAGAAAATTGGTATTGTTAGAATGTAAAGGATAATGCAGTACCAATCATTGCAGATTGTTGTTTCATATCTTTATCTGCGATAATTTCTACATACGGACTAAAACTCATGTTCTCATCAAGATTGATTTTTATACCAGCTTGATTTTTGATATCATCAATTTTAGTGTCTTCTTCTTGTCCTTGACCAAATTTCCAACGAGGTTGTACTTTACCCCAAACACTTAGTTTGTCACCTAGACCGATTGAAACTTTACCGATTAAACGATAACGCCAATAGTCGTCAGTTGATTCGTTTTCATAATTTCTAAACTCAATTCTATGTCCTAACGAAAACTTGGTGTTAGATTTAGATACTGAACCATCTTCGTTGGTTGTATCCTCTGGACTCCATTTAATTAGAGTGTGAGTTAATTTAGGACGATACTCTCTTGCACCATCTTCTTCAGCTACTCTAACAGCTGCTGTAACGTCATACCACTTTTTATCAAGTTTGTATGAAGGTTCAATATGCATATAATCAGAACGATAATAAGTTCTTATATCAAGTCCCATATTACCATTTTTTATTTTATAGTTGTGCTCTGATTTAGTCCAATTACTGTCAGTAGCTTCAGCTTCTTTTTCTTTGCAAGCAGTAAATAAAAATAATGTTGCTAGAAGTGTTATGAATAATTTCATTTATTTTCTCCCTTATAGAATAAAATATTCTGTAGTATTTATTGAAAACAAATACTGTAAACAGAATATTTATAAAATCTTAATAAATTTTACTTTGTTAAATCCCACTTAGTTGGGTCTTCTGGTGGCATATTAGTTAGTGGACTATTACCTTGTTGCCAGCGTGTATCATCTGGGTTTGAAGGTCTATACAAGTCTGGGTTTATATCCTCAATAATTCTCCATTGATTAGAATTATCTGGTGTTCTTCCAGTTTGGTCACACCCAGCATATACGATATCTATGTCCTCTGGTCTGTCCTTTTCAAAATCTATTCTTTCATCATAGTATGGCCCTGCTTGAGTCTCAAAAGTCCACCTTAACATATTTTGACATTCTTCTTGACTTGTCTCCTTTATGAAAGGTACACTTTCAAAACTTGTGCAGTTGCCATTAAAACATATGAGTAATATTGCCACATGAAATATTTCAGGCATTTATTCTCCTATTCAGCTATACCACTCGCAGACCGACTTCCTTGTGGATAAACTGGTGGTTCTGGAACTGTAAAGTCTTCATTCCAACCAAATGCTTCTATTACTACAGGCTCTGAAAGACCTTTGTATACTTGATGCAATCTTTTGTCTTTAGCAGCAACAAGTAGGTCTGCCTCACTTTCGTGTAAACCTTCCAACATCTGTATAAACATTTGTTCTTTCTTAAACTGTGCAGTTGCGTTATCAGCACCCTTAATGAAGTGCCATAGTTTTCTAGCTTCGTATGCTAGAGTGGAATGTTCTGTTCCTTCTGGAGCATCATTCCTTTTAAATGGAACATTACCTTCTGGTAATACCCATTCAATCTTTGGGTCAAAAGATGCTTTGATTATCATACGCAAAGAATCTGTATTGTGTTCTCTCAGTATGTTTATCTTTTGTCCTTTTGTCTTTGCTTTGTGTACTTTGTCAAGTACCTCTGAAAATAATAATGTGTCACCTGCCATTTTAAAAATCTCCTATCGATTCAGTTAATTCTTTCAGTTTATTATCTATAAAATAATTAAGTAGTTTACTTCTATCTCCATGAGGAGCCTCATCTATCTCAGATAAAATCTGTTCTTCTAGTTCTTGTGGTATTTTATCTAGGTTGATTAACTTCTCATTTCTCTGATAGTTTCTCTTGGTTTCCTCTGGCATACTATCCATAGATTCTAACCAAGTTTCTATCTTTTTCTTTCCTAAAGGTCTTTGACGTAATCCTTCTGTAAATGTAATATCTGGTGATAATACATTAGGAACGCCATCGCTTGTATCACCTTTTAGTATGTGTGTTCTTATATAGGTGTCTGGATTATGTCCATTTACATGCTTCTTTAGAATAGGGCTGTATTGTTTTACATTCTCATATTTGTGTAACTGTATGAAATCTTTATCACCAGACACAATCATAACTGGCTCACTCTCTTGTTTACATAGTGTACCAATAATATCATCAGCCTCTGCACCGTATACCTCTAGGTATTTGTATGGTAGATACTCTTTGAACTCTGCCTTAATCTTATTCAGAACACCAAAGATATTATCCCAATCCTTTGAATCATTCTCTCTGGCTTTCTTACGATTCATTTTATATTGTGGAAAGTAATCCCTTCTCCAATAGTGTTTGGAGTCATAAGTTAGGATTACTTCACCATACTTTTCCTTGAACATATTTCTATATAAACGAATTGAATTAAGAATCATATGTCTTACCATACCTTCATCAACTGTTTTTTCTTTAGTCATATTCAAATGCATCATTAGACTTGCTAGTGAGATTTGATTCATATCAATTATTATCACTTGTTTTCCTTAGTTGGTGGTTGCCAGTAGGCATTGAAACTCATTGACCTTCTTTCCCCATCACAATAAAATGGATAGACACTATGTTTTAACCATGAAGGAAATACCAATATCATTCCTACTTCTGGTTTTACCATTAGAGTATCACTTCTCATATCTTGAGCTTCTCCATATGCAAACTCAATCAATCCACTTGCTGGATAATGGTCTTTTGTTTCCTCTACAAAATGGTTTTCCATACCATCTGGTATCTTTAAATATATCACACCAGAAAAATGACCACTATGTTTGTGCCATGGGTTGTATTCATTCTTGTATTGACTTACAATCCAACTCTGGGTAATATTAATATTTTCCTCTTTAGGTTTTGCACCGTTTGTTGCTTTGTTCCATTCATACGACCTACCCCATTCTTGCATTTGTTTTAAATATTCTTGACAATATTTTCTTAAAATCATTAAAGCATATTGAGAATCTTCTTTATTATACATTGGTATTGCAACTTCTTTACTTACTTTGCCAACAAGACTCTCTGAAAAATCCCACTTCTTAGATAAACCATCATCTGCTAAAACAGCATCACCAGCTTTATTAATGATATCAATAAACTTTTGTGGCACTCTTGATTCTAATATTGTAGGACTAAAAGTTTGTTTCCAACTCAATTCGATACGTTCTTCTCCAGCATTTGCTGTACCACCTTGAACATGACTTGCTTTATCTCCTTTACCGTCCATATCAGAATTCATTACAGCTCTGTTGAATTTTTTTCTTCCTCTAAATGGTGATTTATTTTTTGCCATTATTTTTTCCTAACATTTCAAATAATTCTTTTTCGGTAAAATGATATAGTTGACCTTTTGTCCCTACCATTATTTTGTCTATAACAGATTGGATTGGGTGTTTAAGTCCTATATCTCTAAATATTATGCTCTTACAACATTCACTTATAAATCCAATATCACGAATAAATTTATGGTCTTTTAAATCAAAACCATTTTCACCCATTGTGTGGATTAGTTGTACCATAAGATGCTCTGTCAAATCATCTGCAAATAGTAAATCTTCTTGTAGTTGATTTTGTAATGGGTCTTTTGGAGTCTTTACTTTCTTTGTAGATTGTTTTTTCCAAGGCCCTTTTATTACTGTTCCTTTGGTGCTATCGTCTTCCATTTTATCCTCATATGTTCGTCTTTACCATAATAATCATTACACCAATCTCCATGTTGAATGTAATGATTCATTTGTCTTATATACCCTTCAACACTTGCTAGTTTAGCAATAGAACCTTTGACATTCCTTCTAACCTCTGCACGAAGTGGTGATGCTTTTTCTCTATTGTGTTTTATCCACTCTCTTACTTTCTTATAGGAAAGAAAATGGTCGTCAGGCAATGCGATAACATCTGGGGATACATTTTTATATTGTATTGGCCCTTTTGCCTCTCTCGCCTTTGCAAGTCTTTCTGCAGCTGCTTTCTTTTGTTCTTCTGTCATGGGTTTACGTTTTTTAGGACGTTTTGATTTACCCTCTTTCCATTCAGCCATCAGTAACCTCTTTGTTCTATTTGTTTATCTCTATTCTTTAACCACCGTCTTCTACCAGCAGCCTTTGCAAGTCTTTTCTTTTCACTTCTAGTTTGAAATGAAGTTCGTTCTCTCATTTCATTAAAGATACCTTCTGTCTGCATACGTTTTTTTAATATTCTTAATGCCTTTGTGATATCATTACCACGAACTTCTACCTTTAACCCTTGTTTTGGTCTTTCCTCTTTGGAATACTTTTTACGAAAGGGTTTTTTGTAATTGTTATTTTGTTTATTATATTTCAAACTAATATATCTCCTTTTTATTATTCAATGTTTTCAATTTTTTCTATGATTGCTTCTTTTGCACCAGAATCTACAAACACTTCTTTCATTGTGCTACAAGAGTTCGTGCTACAAATCATATATCCTATAAAAATCCAGAATATGATTTTAAACATAACTATATGCTTTAAATGTAAGATTGTTAATTAGATTCAAATAACCCTCTGATAAATTTTTTCACCATTTTTAATAATATATTTAACCATACCACCTTTTTCGAGTCGGTTTAGTGTATCACTTGCAACTTGTTCTATCAAGCTATTTTTTTGCATAGTCCTACCAATTCTCCATGCGAAGTATATTGTTAGTCCAGCAACTATTGTATGTGTGTATACGTCCATGTAAACCTCTTTCTTTTATCTATGTACCATAGTAACAAATATTTAGTGGGTTGTCAAGTTATAAATTTATTTAAATTGCCCCGTTGTGAATCCAAATAACACTTCTTCCATTTCACTTTAATCTTTTTAAATGTACCACCCATCATTTCTTTCTCACCATTCCATGACACATAGTCTGGAAATTTGTTAATTAATTTTTGATGGTTGTCATTTATTAAGTCGAGAGTTCTCCACTCTGCACAGCCACCCTCTGTTCCTACATAATCACTAAGATAACCAAACTTATCCCATACTTTATTATTATATCCTTTTTGAAACAATTGAAGAACCATACTGATATCTTCAACTGTAGACAATGACCAATCTAATTCACTTTCATCTGGTAATTTATTACCATTAAAAAAGAAAGCACAATTAACACCAGCAGATTCTAAATACTCTCTACCAGATGGTGGTAAATTACCTTGTCGAAAACCACTCCAAGCAAACTCATCTAACCACTCACTTGTTTTGTTAAGTAAATAATCCCAATCACTTTCATTCATAGGTCTTTTAGATTTTTCTTCGCCTGGCGTACGGCAAATAAATTTAAGGTCATCATCAAATACAGCATACTTAATATCCATAGAGTTCATGTATATCCAGCGTCTAGTTTCAGTAATACCAATATCATTTTCTGGTAATACTAGAATGTTGTGTTTTGGATATAGGTGGGCCTCTTTTGGTTGTACTACGAGTGTAGTTATTGCTTGTGCATTGGGAGTCATGTTATCAAATGTTATCTGATTATCACTTCTCCCAAGCGTTGGTATGTAGATTGTATCAATCATGCAGCTTTTTTCATATCTACCTTCTGATAAGTTGTTCCATCATCTTTTATAAACACAAGTTTATCCAAATCATGCATACTAGATAAAGAAGGTAAAACACCATACAATTTCACACGATTAAAAATTGGAGATGCTCCTTCAAAGTAAACATTACCTATAGCAGTAAGTTTTCCAACAAACCATTCACGAAAAATTTCTGTTCGTTCTGTCCAACATTTAGGTAAATCATATCCTTCCAAAGTTCCATTATGATATATAAACCTTATCTCATGTTTTGGATATTTGATTGCATAATCCAAGACGGCCATAAAAGTTTTGTTTGGATTCTGTGAAGAAAGACATACATATTTTATTTTTGTATCGCTTATCAATTTTGCCTTATCCATAAACATTTTGGTAGCTGTAATTCCTGTATATCCAACAACAGTATCATCTGGATTAAAGTTATTAAAGATTTCATGTGCTAATCCAGACCTTGTAGTTGGAGCAAATACACCATTACCACAAATACTGTCAATACGGTCATAAATTGATTGTAAAAAAATATCTGCGTCAGTATTTTTATCAATCCACTTTTGGTCAATTGCGTGTTCAACTTCTCTTTTTACATCATATGGAGAAGTTAGAGCAGCATCATCATGTATTGTGTTAAAACGAATTCCACATCTTGATACTGCATCTGCAATTTCTTCTTTTGTATAATTTTTATTACCTTCATATACAGAGGCAATAATATTCGTGAAACCATGTTGTGTTTCAAGAACTTCTTCACGAGTATAGCCTGTGATAATATGTAAATCACCATTGGCAGTACGAAATACTGCAATTGCTGGATATTTTAACTTAAATCCATTTCGACCAATATTCCTTCTAATTTTATCAAATTTTGGATTTTTTGAACCAGCACGATATTTCTGAACATATCCATATGGTGTTTTTTGAAGTTCATTTATATTAATAAGATAAGCACCAAGATAAATAAGTTGTGGTGGTAAATCTTCACCATAAAGTTCTGGAAAAGCCGTTAAAGTTCCATTTCTTCCATCTGGAACAAGTTCCAAATATCTCTTTTTGTCATCTTCTGTAAATTTGTGGAATTTTATCACATCCACAATGTGATTTGTTTTGTTCATAACCATTATGTTTCTCCATTGGTTAAAATGTTTAGTGGTATTACCCACCATGAAAATGAAATAGAGTTACCTATTTCTATTGTTAATATATTAACAAATAATTGAGTGTTTGTCAAGAGATTTATTCATCTTGTCACCAAATAATTATAACTTCCTAAATATTCTACATTATTATATCCTAAAGAACATAGAAAGTCAACACCAGTTAATGAGTCTCCATATAAAGAAGGAGTAGTTCTATTATTTTTTTTGTTATCAAAATATATCATGTCTTCAATAAAAATTGTTGGATTACATTTTTCTAGTGTTTTTACAGCTCCTTTTAACATTTCTAATTCGTGATTTTCAACATCAATCTTAATAAAATCTACATTGTCTATATTAAAACTATCTAAAGATTGTAATTCAATCATTTTCTTTTCATGTATATATTTTCTATTTTTTCCATCTTTACCAAAATGAAAACTATTATTACCACCCCTACCATTAATAATTTTCATTTCTAATTTTTCTTCCTTACTACCAAGAGCTATTTCATGTAATTTAATATTATTAATTGTTTGACAATTTCTTTTATGACATTCAATGTGATATTGTACTGGCTCAAAACATATAACTTGTTCATATAAGTTTGAAAGTCTTCTTGACCATATACCAATGTGTGCTCCAATATCTAATGCAACTCGCATTGGTTTGTCCTCTGTATATTCCATGCACTTTTGGAATTTATCTTTTTCGTAAGAAGAACCCCACCTATGCCATGTTTCTTCATCTGGCATCCACATTTGTTTGTCATTAGTTAGTTTCACTTATTGTTCCATTCATCTTTTTACTAAATTGTTCATAATATTCATTTTCAGATAACAACACTTTCTTATAGTTGTTTCTAAATTCTGTTAATTTACTATTAAATGTATTCTCATCTTTTAAATACAATATTCTTTCTTTTAGTTGTTCAAATGACGATACTCTTTGAAAGTCATCTATTTTGTATGTATTGTTGATATCGTAGTCTTTCCACACAAAAGGAATAATACCCACAGACAAGGCCTCTGGATATCTTGATGTGGTTGCAGTTGGGTCTTTCCAATTAAAACATAGAGTTGTCCTTGCAGGCTCTATCATAGGATATAGTTTGTTCCAATCTTTTATCCACTTAGATTGTCTAACCACACCACTTGGAAATCCACCTATTAACATTGTTGATATATCATCATCTCTATAAATCTGTCTTATTGTCTTTTCTCTTTCATTTCTCTCACTAGGTTTCATTTTACCCCAATAGGCAAAATCTGTATCTTTACTGTAATCTTTTATGAGTGATGTACTTTGTAGTTTAGATATAAAGTGATACTTCATTCCATGTATATTACCAGAGAAATCTATCTCATCTATCGTATGAAATGATTTTAGATTAACACCTTTAAGTGTTTCATTACGATAGAGTTTCTCTGTATCACCTCTATCACTTCTAAACATAATAACAGTCTTACCTTCAAAGTATGGCCTTATCTGTTCCATGTGACTTTCAGACTTTGCAAGGTCTTTTGGATTCATCTGTAATTCACCATGATATCTAAACTCACTATCTGACGGTATCACTATAACATCAGCCCACTTAATTGTTTCTGGTGTTCTCTTTGGTCTACCATTACCAAATGATACATTGTAAGTATCATAGTTATGTTGTGGATTGTTATCTCTCCACTTCACATAGTTTTCAAAGAAACTATCAAGGACAGTTTCTAATGGGCCTAGATAGGTTACGTTACTTCTTATTCTTGCAATAGTTATATTCATCTTATGATATCAATCTTATCCATAGTATCTGAATTCCACACTTCTAATTCTTTACGAATTCTACCATCTTTAACAATATTATTATATCTCTTACTGGCAAGTTTCTTCCACCATTTTACCACACCTTCAAGTTCAAATCTATCATAGTTATCTGCTTTTGTCAAGGTATTTGTCTTACCTAATAAAACATCTCTAACATTTGCATATCCATATTCTGACATATAGAACCTTTTTTGCGTTGTTACATCACTTGCTTTTGTAATCTCTTTAGTAAATATGTCATATGCCTTTGTATCATACTCTTTGAGCGATGCCTTAATAATACCTACCATCTTAGTTTGCATTTTTAATTTACGACTAGATGCACCTTTGTGTATAAGTTCTTCTCCACCATTCTTTTCAATAAACCAATCTCTCATTTCTGGATAGATTTCTTCACCTAGTGTTAATAGAAACTTTGATTGTGTATCTCCACGATATTTAAGGAAAGGTTTCATACCGTCATACATAGACGCACCCTTAATATTGCCATAAAGCGAAGTCGTTTCAAACAAACAAAACTCTGTATCATACTTTGCGTTTAACATTCTTCTGGTTGCATGAGAACAGCATATGGCTGCAAGTAACTTACCACCTAAACAATTAAATCCAAATGGTTGTGCAGGCACAATATTAAAACCCATGATTGCACGTTTATTGAATATATCTAAATCTGGAACTTGACCAAGATAATCATTTCTTGGTTTAGAGTTAATCAATGGTGAACCATAACGAATAAAACCTACAATTGTATTTGTATTTGTTTCTTTCACAACAACCTTTAATGTCTTGCCTGGATTTTCGTCTGGACTAAATGATGCAGTTTTTTCTAGTAATGTGTCAAATACTTTTGTTGGTATTTGTACAACTTGAAAATTCATATCCTCTGGGTGCATATCAAAGTCTTGAAACAAATCATCTTCTATACTCATACCTGGCAGACCAACTGGAATATTCTTAACCCTCTCAATCTTCCTTGCACGAAAATAATCATCAATCCTATGAAAGTCTTTGAAGTACTTCATCAACTTTGTGGCTGCATATATAGCATCTTGTTTCTCAAGTATCATGTAAAGAAGTCCTCTAAAGTTCCTTGTTGGCCGTAACTGTCATCTATATTCCATGAGATTTTCGTTGTAATAAATTTCAATGGGTCAACAAAACTTTTGGTGAATTGTATATCATAGTCTATTATTGACGTGAAGTCAAGTTCTTTTGGTAATTTTGTCATAAAAGATATAGCTGTAGAAGTATAAAGATTAGGTTCTTTTAAATGCAAAAACTTTATCTTGTCACCCTCTTGTATAAACTCATACTTGTGTGATAGATTATTCTTGTTGATGAGATGATTATACAATATCGCACCCTTACAATGAATAGGAGCACCCTTTGCAAATAATCCGTTAGATGATGTAAACTTTTCTATACCATTCACACTTCTTGGATATGCAATTTCTTCTGGTGGTAACTTCATAAACTCCTCACGAAACTCTTGTATAAAGGTATTTAGCATTTTCTCATCACCAGACATAATAATCTTTAACGCATCTTTAATCTTTTGTCTACATGGTGCTGGTGTTGACGATTTGACAGCCTCAATACCCATAATCTTGAGTTGGGGTTCTTTGTATCGCACACCTTCCACATCATGTGCATTAAGTATATAGCGTTTCTTGGCAGTCCAGATACCTTTATCTGCGATTACCTCACGCTTCATGCTCATTTTGTTTGAGTATGCGTTGACGTACCCAGCGAGCTCCGAATAACTCTTATCAATAAAAGGTTCAATCTTTTGACTAGCGATTGTGTCCAAGAAGTTGATGATTTTTGTAGTATCTTGTCTTTCTCCAAACACTTTATCAACAAGTCCGTCAAATGTAATGTAAACCGAATCCGTATCCGAAGCAAGCACATAGTCATGTTTGTCCGTTCCCAACAATTTATTAAGATACGCATTAATAGCATGCTCAATCCAGCGAATAGATAACTGCCCACTAGTAGTAATCGCTTCAGCAACCAGAAGGTCATAGTAACGAAACCAGACATTACCGATAGCACCATAAGCACTATTAAGTGAAACCTTCTTGGCCATTTGGATGTTATTATATCGTGATATATCTTTGAGTAGTTTTGGGTCTTTAGTATTTTCATATTCTTGTTTTGCCTCCAACATCTTACGTTTGAATGTTACTCTGTCATTGTACATACTTTCCATAATCTCTGGTAGAAATCCTTTTACATTAGTCTTAAACAATGCACCATTAGGTGTTATAGTATGATTTTCATTTAATTTACTTGTATCAAATTCTTTGTTTAATAGTTTCTCCACTTTCATATTAGGAACTTTGTTTTGTGATATAAGAGTTTCTGGTGATATGTTGTATTGCATAATGAGATGTGGATACAATGAATTCAAGTCAAATGACATTACCCAATTATGCATACCGACAATAGGGTCTTTAACATACGCACCCTCATACTTTTGAGCCTTAGTGTTCTTTTTCTTTTGTGGTATGACAATGTTTTTCTTACGAAGATGATTATATATTAATATATCCCAATACTTCACAGAACCAAGTACGTCAACATAATTAACCTTTGCATCATAGGCCATAGTCAGACATAACTCAATTAATTTTAATTTATCTTCAAGTTTGTCCACCAACTCCACATCTGTAATATTATATTCTATAAATGATTGGAAATCTTTTTGATACCACTCTCTAAATGTTTCATAAGGATTACCATCTTTTCTCTCACCAAGAACTACAAATGCAATATGGTCTAATCTATATGACTCTTGATTGCCCAAAGTTTGACTTGTAAACTTACGAAACAAATCAAGATAATCTAAAGCAGCAATACCTTGTATCTCATATATCTGGTGGTCACGCCCCATACTGAATACATTCTTACTGAATACATTTCGCCAAGGCGATAGTCGTTTGACTTCATCTTCACCAAATAGATTTTTGATACGATTGCAGATATAAGGAATATCAAAGAACTCTGTATTCCAGCCTGTAATAATATCTGGATAATAATCTTGCCAGAACACTAGGAACTCTTGCACTAATTCCTTTTCAGTTTTACATTCTACATAGGTAACGTCATCACGATTATTAGTAAATTTACCTACACCCCACACCACAATCTTTTTAGTCTGATGGTTTTTGAGTGTAATAGAGATTAGTGGTTCTATTGCTTGTTTGGGGTCTGGAAACCCATTCTCACATTCTGTTTCTATATCAATTGTAACAATAAGAATACCATCTGTATTCCATTTTACATAGTTTGGAAACTTGTCAGCAATATAACTATAAGAAAATAATGTGTTACCACATGCCAAATCTGGTTGATTGGAATATCCCTCAATCCATTCTTTGGCTTCTTTGATTGAATCATGTTCTATAGGTGTTACATAACCACCCTTCAGAGTTTTAAAGGGTGTAGGTTCTTGGACAGCTGCATAGAGAGTAGGTTTATACTTTACCTTAGTATTAACCCTCTCACCATTTACAACTTCACGAACTAATAGATTATTACCCCATTGGGTTACGTTTGTATAGAAATTCATAATATAAATGTATCATAATATAAAAGGTTTGTCAACCTATAAATTTAATAACATTTGTGCGTCAGGCGTTTCAACTAACATTTCTTTATCTTGTTCAGAATTGTAATGTTTGTTTAGAACTCCAAGCTTATCCTCTGCGTGAGCAATTATATCTACTTGTGAATCTATCGCAGCTGCTAAATCTGGGTGTTCCCCTATACCTGCTGGATTAGTCACATATACTTCAATATTTGCTTTTGCATTAAGAATATCTGCTTCATATTTTTTTGCAAGTGCCTTTACTAAGTTACTCATTATTTTCTCCAGTTATTTCTATTTTTAAAATGTTCTAGTATTTCTTGTACAAGTCCTTTTTTAAGTTTTTCAATACCACCAAAACCAGGCATACTATTTACCTCTAGTATATAAGGTTGTTCTTTTTCTCTGTTTTTTGCTGGTATGAAATCGACACCAACTAATTTACCTTTAACAGCTTCTGCTGCTTTTAACGAATCTCTTTTTTCTATTTCAGTTAATTTAATAGAAGATGATTCTGCACCTAGAGAAACATTACTTCTAAAATCTCCATCTGAAATAACTTCTCTTTTCATTGTTCCTAAAATTTTTCCATCAAGAACTATAACTCTAACATCATAATCAGTTTTTATATATTCTTGAATTATTATAGGTAGATACTTACTATACAATAATAACATTTGCACAGATGCGTGTAATGAACGCATACTTTCTATTATAACAACACCAACTCCAGTTTGTGTTCCAGTAGATGATTTTAATATAATTGGAAATTTTTTGTTTAGTTCTTTAAATGCTCTTTCAGTATCTTCAGAATGTGCAATTGTAATTGTTTTAGGTGTTTTAAGTCCAGCATTTTTACACATAATATCTGTCATGTTTTTACTAGCACAAATATCCCAACAATCTAAACTTGGAATAGTTAAAAACCCATCTAATTCTAATTCTGCTATCATATCAACCCAGCTTCTACTACTAGTAAAACTTACAGTTCCTAATCCTCTTGGCATAATAATAGTATTTTTTGGGTCTATTTCTATAGGGTCTTGATATTTTATTCCATCACCCTTCATATCTGGATATATAACTACACCATCATCATCAAATGGAAATGAATTAATATATTTTTTACCATTTTTTTCTGACAGATAACAACCAACAAAATCTACATTATAAGTTTCTATTCCAGCAGATTTGGAGGATTTATTCATTAACTGTATTAATTCACCTAATCCAGTATCTTTGATATCTCTAACCATTTCACCAGAATGATTAAAGACAATCAATTTATAAGGTTCTTCACCATTCTGTTCTTTTAGAAATTCAACAAACTTTCCCATTAGTCTTCTTTTTTCTTACCAATATTATATTTTGTTTCTAATGTCCATTCATCTTTCTCACGAAATGAGAGTATCTTAATCTGACTTAAAGGGGCCATAGGTTCTATGTTACCCTTCACTTC